TCATTACTATGTAGTCACCTTTCACTGTTACCTGACGGACACTTTTGCTTTAAGTTATATCATGAATTTTACTTCCTAATTGTAAAATAAAGTTTTTGTGTCGTGGATTGGAGAAGTAGTGGTCCGTCACGGGCTTCGTTATCTTTTGAACAACGAAATACTCAACTACTCCTTGAAATGTCCCCATTTCCATATTTTTAGACTACTTCATTACAGGGTTTTGGTAAACCCACGTAAGGGAAGGTAGCGACACCACTCGTTCTCCTTCTTACCTTGTGGTACTTCCACTTGGTTTTAAGTAACCTATCATATTGGAACACGCAATATTGATGTCGGATAACATCAGTTTTTGCAATATTCCTACGGGTTATTCCTATTGGTGTTCCCACCTCAAACGGACGACCCACACCGCCCATTCATTTTGCCTTATTCTTTACAGCGTTGCCCTCAATACTAAAGCCAAAACGGTATCCCGCTTGTGTACTCGAGTTCGGTTACCCAAACCGCAAACCCAACACACTTAAGGGTTCACTTTATCCTACTTTCGTAGTTTATTTTATGGACTATACACGGCCCAAGATCTTCATGTCAACTACTTTTAAAGAAAGGGGGGTTAATCTCTAACTTAATTCAAGTCGATCACTTCAATCGATAATAATTTCAAAGAACTTTTCAGGACTTTTCCTGATTTGTTTTACAAAGTTAAGACTTTTATTTCTATCTGTCAAGTACCTTGTGAACTTTTTTTAAAATTTCTCTACAAAAACATCGTGGGTTCCGTATTTATTTGCCTGTGCGGTTGCAAACTCAGCACTGGGGGTATAATACTTCTTCCCATCTTGTCCATAGTAAGAAAAAATTAAATTTTCAATAACTACAGTTTCACTCATAAAAAGAGTTTTAATGGTTAATATTTCAACTATTTTATTAGGACTTTTCCTAATTGTTTAACAAATTTAATACTAATATTTTGATTTGTCAACTTACCAATAAAAAAAATTTGATTTTGTTAAGGTATTTATAAATATATCCTCACATACCAAAAAAACATAAAATAATTAATTTTTTTTATTTTTTTTTATAGTATTTATATTATATGAAAATAAACATCAACGATAACGTCTTTAAATGTAAAGTTTGTAACACAACAGACTCAATAACATCAGGTATGATGAATCAAACGTTTAATCATAATTTTAATGGTATGGTTTTTATGATGCCAGAAAAAACCGAACAAGAGTTTTGGATGTATAATTGTTTAATACCTTTAGATATTATTATGATTGATGGTGATACTATAACAAAAATTAATCGTAATTGTCAACCTTGTGACGATAAAACAAACTGTGACTATTATTCAGGTTATGGTGATAGAGTTTTAGAAATAGATGGTGGAGTATGTGATGAATTAGGTATTAAGGAAGGTGATAAAGTCAGAACTTCTTTATATTAACTATTTTTAATTTTCTTATTAAGGATATCAACAAACGCATCTTTCATTTCTCTTACCAAATCTGAATATGTTCTTGCCTCTTTTTGGTTTGGCACATTTTCAACATCAATACCTTCTCTTCTCATTTGGTTAAGCGCCACTTCAATTTGTTTTTCAGACAATTTTCTAAATCTTAAAAGTTTTTGTCTAATGTCTTTAATAAAGTTATTACCACCTTCATAAAATGCAATTGGTAACGTTTCTGTCGGTAAATCTTTTGTGTAAGGTTTGTCATATCCACTATAAAGGAAGTTAATGCCTGAGATATTTGTAATACACTTATGTCCACCTGAGTTTGCCATTAAGAAGTCATAACCATTAATAGTTTGTTTTTCAGGGTCGAATGAAGGCATTTTTCCATAAAGTGCCATCATATCTTTTGATGTAAATCCTACTGACTCTGGTGTAGCCTCTCTTTCAGCAATCTTTTTGATTGTTCTAAAATTTAATACTTGTTTTTCTAATTCAGGTTTGAATAAATCTAAAATTTCATCTTTAATTTCACCTAAATTTATTCCTTTAAGCGCTCTTTCTTCTTTGAATGGGTTACATGATGCTTGAACCATACCAACTTGACCTCCAAGACCTGTAACTAAAAAGTCAGCATCAGGATTCAATCTAAATGGTACGTACCTATCATATGAACCTTTTTTCATACTACCAAGCCCAAACTGAGAAATAACATTACCTGTTTTTTCAATAACACCTTCTTTTTGTCTTGCTTGTAAGAATTTTTCTTGGTTTTGTGTCATTGTTTCGACTGTGGCATAACCTTGTTCTTTAGCCATTGCCTTAATATTGTTTAATATACTAAGTAATGTTGGTTTTGATTTCATTACCAAAGTTTCCAAGAAGTTAGGATTGTTTTTGTAAGCCAACAATAATTTGTTAACTACAAGTCCCATCATCATTTTATTTTTCTTTAAGGAACTATCTTTATCAAAATTATATAAGAAATTCATAACCATTTCAGGTGTGATTTTGTTTACAGCAAAGTTTGCAGAGTCTACTGTTGATATCAACATAATATCATCAGATGGGAAAATCTCTTTTGGTGAAATAACTTGTGAAATAGTCTCAACATTGGATCTTGCACTTTTAAAGCTAGTCGCTGTGTCGTCTTCAACCCCCGCTTGACTATCATGGTGGTCTGTATGTATGACAAACATTGGTTTACCGTGTGCAAAATCCACAAGGACAGGCATTACGTTACCTTCTCCTTCTGGTTTTTTAATTGCAAACTCTTTTGACCCATATTGAATTACTTCACATTCAACTACATCAATACCATATTGCTCCAAATAGTTCTTCATGGCAATCGCAGTTGTCACCCCATCTAAGTCTTGATGAAAATAAATTTTAGCCTTTTTATATCTTTTAGCAAGATTATTAATATCTCTAATACCCGATTCTTTAATCAGCATTTTATATTGGCTTTCCGTTATAATAATTTTCATACTAATAAATACCCTGTAAAATAAAAAAACCCAATTAAATTGGGTTTTCTGTTATTGTTTCAAGTGTCTTGAAGTAATCAACTCTTGTTTGTGATATTTTTGCATAATTTTCACTAAGTTCAATACCCAACCATCTTCGGTCTAATACTTGTGCCGCAACTAAACTAGTACCACTTCCGGAGAACGGGTCTAATACTATATCGTTCTTGTAGGATAATATCTTAATCGCCTTGGTAGGGATGTCCATCGAGAACGTTGCCTTGGTGAGTGATTTAGTATCTGCAAAGTAATTCCACTGACCAAAAACAAGTTCCATAAACTCTTTCTTATCGTTTTCTTCATAAACTATTTTTTTCTTTAATGTTCCATCCTCTTGTTCTATTTCGGTTGGAACTCCTTTCCATTGTGGTTCACCTTTAACTTTTTTAATGTGTTGTTTTTTGTAAGCTAATATAACACATTCTTTTGGGTTATAGATATATGGGCTTGATGGGCTCATCCAAGAACCCCAAGCAGTGGTTTTACTTCTATGTGGTGATTGTTCTTCAAGGTCAACAATACCAAAGAAACCAAAACCGATCTCTTTCATGATTTGCCACATTTCAGAAACAAAAAAGATACGTCCACCTTTTTTCTGTCTATTAATCTCATAAGGAATGTTAAGAGCAATTCTACCATCATCCTTTAAAACATTGTACGCTTCTGTTAACCAATTTTTGGCAAATACTTTATATTCTTCAAATTCAACATCATCCTCATGAACATCATAATCGATACCAACTCCGTAAGGTGGTGATGTTACAATTAAATCAATACAACCTTCGGGTAATGTTTTCATTACCTCAACGCAGTCTCCGTTTATAATTCTTCCAGTTTCTATCATTTTAAAATATTATTTTTATTAATTCATATATAAATCCCCACGTCAATAGTATTGTACCAATCATAATACATCCAAGTAAAATTCGATAACTTGTTTCAACGTTATTCCTTGATTTACCTTGGTATTCATTTGGGTCCCAATCTTCCATATCTAAAATGTTTGTGCAATAATTTGTGCCAATTTATAACCTGTGAACGCACCTATTGCTGCAGACCCCGGCAAAACTATAAATTTACCCAACATCGTTTCATACTTCTTTCTATTAACAATATAAGAAATTAATATATAATAGACAATATAATTAATTAAAACTAAAAAGTCCAGTTCTTTTGCAGCAAATACAACAATAGAGTTTCCAAGAAACCCCCACATAAAGTTAATAAGGGTTTCACGGATTAATTCGTTTGGTGTTGTTATTGCATCCAACACACTTATCTCTTTATCAAGACCTGTTTTTTTCAAGGGTTTCGATGTGGTGTTGGAGGTACCAGAGGGCTTTTCTGAGATCCTCAAGTTCTTTGTCTTTTCCTTTTTTTCCTGCACGTGATATATATTTTACTGTATTTCCTAAACTAAATCCTAAACCCCAAGCGTCAATCACTTTGATTGCTTCGTATGGGTTATTTTGTCCTCCGTAATGTTTTGGGTGATTAACTTGTTCTACTTTTGGTGGTGGGCACTGACAAGGCCCTGTTCCACCACATACACATTCTTTATCCATTATTCGGCCTCTTCTTCTCTATATTCACTTAATAACTCATCGTTAGTTATAGTCCCATACTTCCCACTTAGACCTTCTATTTTCACATCTTTATTCATCATATCTCTCATTTCATATATTTGTTCGGCCGTTTTTAAAGATGTAACAATTTCTTTAATAATTTTATATGGGTCCGCGTTTGAACCAGGTCTACGGTCTTCAACATAACCTTTCCATTCTTTTGCTGTTTCCTGAGGAACCCTAATGGATGCTCCTCTGTCAGATATCCCCCAACTAAATTTATCAATAGATTGTGTTTCATACTCACCTGTAAGTCGTAAATTGTTATTAGAACCATAAGCTTTAATATGGTCTTCATGTCTTGAACCAAAGGAGTTGAATATAGATTCAAAAAATTTGTAACCTCCTTCATTTCTCATTCTATCATCAGAAAAATTAGTATGTAATCCTGAACCATTCCATTCTCCGTGAGTCAAAGGTTTTGGGTGTATATCAATATGATATCCATATTTTTCAGAAATTTTATATAGGAAGTACCTACTCATCCAAAGGTCATCGCCACCTTTTAATTTTCCTTTTGAAAAAACTTGGTATTCCCATTGACCTAATGCCACTTCAGCATTTGTACCAGTAATGTTAATTCCGTATTCCAAACAAATATCTAAATGTTCCTCAACAAAATCACGACCAACAACATTATGCCCAACACCACAATAATATTCGCCCTGACCCTTTAAAATATTTCTTTTGTGTCCTAAAATAGTTCCGTTAATCTCTTCACGAATAAAATATTCTTGTTCAAACCCAAACCATAAATCTTCTTGTTCTTCATTAAGTTTGGCCCTTTTATTGGTGTCGTGAGGTGTCCCATCAGGATTTAATACCTCACATAAAACATAAACTGTACTATTTTTTAAAGGAAAATTATTTCTTGTATAAATTCTGACCGGATTTAATAATCTATCAGAATTACCGGTATCTGCTTGATTTGTAGATGACCCATCAAAATTCCAAACAGGTAATTTACCCACTTGAACAGCATCTTTAATTGATTCGTAGTCTACAATTTTAACTTTACTTCTAAGGTTTGGTTCAGGTTTGTAACCATCTATCCAAACATATTCTAATTTAACTTTCATTTATTTTGATTTATATAATTAATTATTGTTTCTTTAGATTCGCCACTATTATAAAGTCGATATACGGCACGAGAAAATTCGTCCGTAGTGAAAACAGCGTCGGCATTAAGGTATTCCATTATATGGTGTAAATTTTTTAAAATGTGCTCTTTACTGATAAATCTTTTATTGAACCCCATTTCTTTCTTTTTTAACTTCTTTTAAACTGTTGATATATTCTCTAACTTTTTTACCTAATTCCATGTCATTAGGGTATGTTTTTGTTAGTTCTTTTAATTTTTGGTAAACTTCAACTTCTGTCATATATAAAATATAAATTATTAATATTTTTTTGTCAAATCTTTATTCTTAATTAATTTAGACTGTATCATGTAGTTCATGACTTTTCTTTTTGCGATAGGAAGAAGTGTCTCTTTAAATGGAAATTGGTTGGTGTGATGTACTTTGAATAATATTAAATTTTTGTATGTGTCAGGATTTTTAATATTTTTTATTAACGGTCTTTTTATCTCTAAAATTTTTTTTTCAAATTCATCTTCATTACAACTACATATTTTTTTAATTATACATTTTGTTTCTATAACTCCTTTTTTGATTGGTTTAATTACGAATTCATAAAGATGATTATCCCCATTATCGGCAATGTAGAATAATCCCTGTTTTGGTTCTATATTTTTTATATTTTGTATTGGTTCTATAGATATTGAATCGTTAGCAACGTCCCATAAGGCCTTTGCCTGATTAAAAAAATCTTTTATCCTATCATTAGAAAAAACACAAACTTTATAAATTTCTAATATGTCATCTTTAGTGAATAAAGGTAAGTTATTAGCGATTAAATCAGATATTAATATTTCATCATCCGGATCCTTAAGTGTTCTATTTAATGTTAAATATTGACCCTTTTCTGTTATAAGACTAATACTAGCAAGGTGTAATGATATTTGTTGGAAATTGGGGTAAAGCTTCAAATTTTGAAGTTGTTTATCCATTTTTTGTAAGAAATCTAATAGGACATATTGTTTGTGCTCAAAATCAATAGGTTCCTGAAATACCCAGTTTGTCTCCATGTAATTAAAAATAAGAAAATAAGTTGGTCTGTAAATAAATTAAT